GACAGGGTTCTAACATTTCTTGAGCAAGAACTCCGACCTGTCGTGTTTTAGTTTCATCATCGATTTTATTGTAATAAACGCCACGCATCGCACAGACCTTGTCTAACGCACTGTCAATCGTGACGATGTTTTCTTTCATTCGGGCGTCGGAATATGCGGTAATGTTGCCTGTCGCATAAATTGCGCCAGCTACATAAATCGTGTAACTACTACTTGTTGTTGAAGTGCTAAAGCCAGTGCAGTTGTTACCAACGTGGTGATAAAAATACCAACGACCAGTTGACTGTCTGTAGTTACCACCATTGCCGCTACTGTCATGCATGAAATGAACGCCGGAGTAATTATCTACTATTCCACCATAGCTACCCCTACTACCAGTGACTGCTAGTGAGGTATAGTTTGTTGAGTTGTTCGGGTAGAGATGCATACTATTAGTGCTGGAGTAAAAGCCATTGGTCGTTGTATGCATCCACACATCTTTAAATATGTAGTTGCTTGAGCCGTTAAACTGTATAATCCGGTTGTTATCGTTATAATCCCTAAATATACGAACCCCATCATAATTATTGTTGGCTCGCATATTAAAGCCTGTGTGTGCGTTCATTCGTATGTCTGGATATGGGCTTGTCCAAGAACCGCTTTCTCGTAGTAAGTTATAACCATTGCCATCAGCGGGTGCAGAGGTGCTAAAACTCACTCCATAAGTAATGTTTGTGTCTACGCTATTATTGTTACGCCAACCATTGTGTGAACGTGCTTGACCAAGAAAAATTCCGGCACCATCAACTCTAAAGTTAGCAGGAGTATAAACTCCATTTGTAAATTGTGAGCTGTCATTTAACCTTAAATAACCATCAGTGCTGTCAGCAGACAGCGCAGTTCGACCATCAAATGCTATGCCTCTGTTGTCGGCAGTTGTCGATGTAATAAAATCTAAACAATTTGCGCCAGAGTAATTAATACTAACTTTACTACTGTCAACAGTAAGTCGTGCTGTTGCTCCACCACTACCACTATCATATGCGCCAGCATAAATTTGCACTTTAGTAGCTTCTTGTTTGCCCCAACCTCCACCACCAAGATAAACTGTTCGGTCTGTTCCATTATCCCAACCAGCTAGGCTTACCCAAGAAGTGTTTGCATTGTCTTTTTGGGCAAATGTAATAATACCGCCGTTGTTTGTATCATCAGTGTCTGAGCGTCTTAGCTGTATTGACCCATAAGTGTTTCCGGCAAGCTTATTTATAGTAAGAGTTTCAGTTCCTAAGGCAGTAGTTGCAATACCTACTCCACCACCAGACGCAATAATAGCCCTCTCACTACCAGCCGTATCGAAACGGATAGTGTCGTCGTCAGTCCCTTCTTCGACTTGTATCTTTGTGTCGCCATCGGCATCCTGAGTAGCTCCACCGCCACCAGAAGATTGGTTAACGAAAGTAAACGTACCAGACCCATTAGTTGATAAGACTTGGTTAGCTGAACCGTCAGAAATCCCTAGATCAGTTAAGGTTGACGGTATTGATGTGTTTCCTGCTAAGGCTGTCGTCGCTGATGTACCGAGTTGTAAGCTATCCGTTATACCATACCCTGCAATCGTAGTTGGTTTGCCTGACAAACTACTGAAAGCTCCATCGAATAGTGTGGGCTTTCCGGTCAGGTCATTATATGCGCCACTAAAACTATCCGTGATGCCATAACCGCTGATAGTCGTAGGCTTGCCCGACAATGAACTAAAAGCTCCGTCGAATAGCGAGGGCTTACCAGTCAGGTCTGAGTATGCACCTGTTGCGGCAACTGTAGAGAGACCTAAGTTTGTCCTTGAGGTTGCGGCAGACTGAACGTCACCAAGGTTATTAGCTACGAGCAAAGTACCAGCTGTAGATGCGTAGGCGGCAACCCACGCCGAACCTGTGTAGACCTTCACTATGCCGTTGGTACTATCAAAGTATAATGCGCCCCCAACTAAAGCGTTACTGTCGTTGTCTACAGTCGGGTCGGATGTCTTACTGCCTAGGTATCTATCATCAAAGTTATCAAAAGCTGTTAGCGCACTGTCCCTTGCCGCTTCTGCCGCTGTTTGGGCTGAAGCCGCAGATGATGCACTCGATGAAGCTTCACCAGCTTTAGTTGTACTAATCGTGGCTTGGGCAGAACTCACACCAGCTTGTGTTGTTGCCGTTGCAGAACTGACAGCGGAGGCATCTTTATGTGTCTCAGCGGTATTACGATATGATAGTGCTAAGTCTCTCGCACTCTCACTTGCAGTCTGAGCAGTTTGTGCAGATGTAGCTGAAGTACTTGCTTCGCCAGCTTTGGTTGTGGCTATTCCGGCTTGTGAGGTTGCTATTCCGGCTTGTGTCGTCGCCGATGACGCACTGGATAAAGCATTTGCTTCAGAGCTTGCCGCATTAGTTTCAGAACTTGCCGAATTGGTTTCAGAGCTTGCGCTGTTAACCTCTGAAGCCGCCGCCGCAGAAGCTGACGAAGATGCTTCAGACGCTTTTGTTGTTGCTGTTTGAGCGTTTGTTTGCGCTGTAAGCGAACTACTTGAAGCACTTGCTGAAGCTGACGATGCGTTAAGGCTTGAGGCTTCCGCTGATGTCTGCGCCGCTTCTGCCGCACTTTGAGCCGCTTCTGCGGCAGTCTTTGCTGTTTCTGCATCGGTTGCTCTCTGTGTTAAGTTTGAGTTGACCTGCGAGTTGACACCATTCTGTTTAAAGAACGAGCTATCGGATGCGGTGTCTGCAATCTCGGTTGGGTCGGTTGCGTCATTGCCGGATGTGCCGACATTATTTGTGCCGGACTGTTTAAAGAAACTTGTCTTTGACATTATACCCCCGAGGCGGTGTATCTGGCACTCGGTTGAATTACCTGAGTACCACCATTGACTTCTTGATCGTTTGCTTGCTCTTGTAGCTCCAACATGAAGCCTTGATACTTCTGCTCGAACTGTACGGCTCTCTCGTCGAGATAATAATCTGAAGCATAAGTTAATGCGCTGTAGATAATTAAGTCTGGAGCAACTTTGGTTAAAGCATTCTCAGCTGTGTCTGAGGACAGTGCAGGGAACTCGCCGTAATAATACAAAATGACTTCGCCGCTGGAGGGCTGAGGATACAAAAAGAGCTTCTCTTGTTGCCGAGTAAAGCTCTGAGGTGTTCCTGAATATGTATTCTTATTTAATGTTCGGAAGCGCGACATTGGTATGCGACTAATCTCAGTGTTGTCATAGTAGAGACTGATGATTTCTATGAAGTCATTAGGTAGTTCTACGAATGCAGTTTGTGAGCTGATTGTGTACGTCGTCAGTTTCTCCTGCATAGGTGTACGGAGCTGACGTTGAATACGAGCAATGCCTTGATCAATAAATGTAGTCGTCAGGCTTGCGGTTATGTCTGACCTGTTAAGGACGTTATTAAAGTGTGTTTTCAGGTCGCCGTAATTCACAATTAACCCCTACGAAGTTTCTTCTTAGTCATCACACGACCTTTACCCTTTTTACTCAGGGCTTTTTTAGCGTCTGCAATTCCTTTTTTGGTGTAAGGGTATTTCTTACCTCTGACGTTTGGCATTACTTTCTCCGTGATTTAGCACCGCTACATTTCCATTTGCGGCGCGACAAATTATTTGGGCTGTTGGGGTCGTTCTGTTTCTTCTTTGAAAGACGCTTCTTGATACCAAGACTTCGGGCGCAATAGCTGTCACCCTTTTTAGTCCCCGGAGCTATGGTGTATCCTTTAGCTCCATAACGGACAGTCTTCTTACGACCTGTCTTAGGATTACGAATAGTCTTTGAGAACTTTTTACCTGTGGGCATTAAATAGACTTTTTGGTGGTAATAAATGCGTCTAGGTTTTCAGCTCTTAATCTTTTAAGAATTTCTTTACCTGATGCATTATAGATGTTGAAGCCTTCACGCATCCACTTGTCTGCGACAGCAACCGGGATAGAGGCAACTTTCATAAATTCGCCTTCTTTTTGGTTAAGACTGTCATCGTAAGTCCGGCGCAAGTCTTTCAGAAACTTGTCCGGTAAGTGTTGTGAAGTCTTACGTTGTAGTCTGTCGCCATCCTGAATGAAATCAGTCTGGACATCGTAAAACTTAGTAATTTTATCAGTCATTGCTTTCCTTATTTAGTAAAGGCGTGGGGGTGCGAGACAGGTAAGGAGAGCAGAACCCTATCTGCTCCCCCACTCCAATGGCTTATGACAGACCTGTGATCATGCCACTATCAGCAAAGTTCAGGTGTTTCACTGAACCTTCGTAGCTGATGAAGTGTTTGTCACTGTCACCTGTTTGAGCGAGAAGTGTGCGTGTAAACGGACGCAACACAACACTCTTAAACATGGCTGGGTCGATCAAAAATGCGTGTGATGTAAGCTGGTGACGATTGAGTACAATGCTGTACTCTCCGTACGGCGAACAAAATCTTTACCTTGGTTCGTTAGACCAAAGTCGTTAAAAAACGCTCATACTTTGATATGAGATGAGACTATATCATGTCTACTATTGCAGACCCCTGCGCTTCCAACCCACTAGGGTTGTACTCCATAAAAGGATAGTCGTTGCACCTTCCTTGCATAAGCAAGGCTTGGCTCAGGATTACCATATCCATAAGGACTTAGGCTTCCCCTGAATTCACAGGGTTTAATGTACGCTATGCCGATTTGTTTAGTTAACGTACAGGTCAATCACGTTGACCAACTCACGAGTTTGAGCAAACTCACGATTGCGACCTGAAGAGGCGGTC